CCACCAGACGGCTCTCTAAAAAAACTTTCAATTCGACAAATTTATGAAATTTTAATGTCGGAAAACTACGACATTGCACAATCTTCATTAGCACTTCATCGTCGTAAGCAGTGCAGATGCTTCACAGGTATTGCAGCCCGCATTGAAACTCTGAGCGGAGAATAGAGTGTCTGAGAGTTTTTCCAAGAAACTTCTAGAAGAACTGTCTTCTCCAGGAACTACTGGCTCTGACAGACGTACACAGGAAACTCCAGAAGCATTTAGACCTCGTATGGACATTGACCATATGTCTGGAGGTTTTGTTGTAAGTACTCCACGCCCAGCAGGAAACTCTGCAGATGCAGATGAAATTCTTAGAGAGTTTGGGTTAGATCCTGAATCTTGGAAAGTCACCAGCGTACGTCAAGGTAAGTGGCAAACCTTCAACGAAAACTGGTTGGAATCTTTTCGCGTATCTGTAGTTCCTGCAGACTACACAGAAGGTCCAGATTTAGATTTAGAAAAACTTGTAGATGAAATTAAAAAATGGAAACCAACAAAAGGCTCTAAGCAAGTGTCAGGTGAAGGCGCTTTTGCCGTTGTACCAGCAGACCAACAAATTGGTAAGAAAGCAAATGGTCAAGGTACTGGAGAGTCAATTGAAAGAATTCTTGACGTAACTGAAGGTGCATTCCATCGATATCAAGAACTACAAAAAATTGGTCGCAACATTGGAACCGTAACAATGCTCCTTGCAGGAGACCATGTAGAAGGAAACGTTTCTCAGAACGGACGTCTACAAAGCCCAGCCGCATCGGACTTAGGTCAAACGGAACAGACTCGCGTAGCGCGACGCTTGTTGATGCAACAGATTAAAACATTTGCCCCATACTGCGAAGAACTTGTTGTAGCAGTAGTTAACGGAAACCACGATGAAGTTACGCGACAAGTTGTAGCGGATCCATCTGATGGTTGGAACGTAGAAATTGCTTCAGCAGTACAAGATGCTTGTGCAGAGAACCCAGAACTTTCTCACATAACTTTCCGTTACCCAGAAAAAGATCATCAGACTTTGACCGTAAATGTTAAGGGAACTCTTATTGGTCTATTCCACGGACATCAAAGCGGACGTGACGTCACTAAATACTTATCAGGACAAGCAGCAGGACAAACTGCTTTAGGTCAGGCAGACCTCTGGGTCTCAGGACACTTCCACCACTTTAAGGCTTTAGATATTGGTTCTCGCTTGTGGCTACAGGCTCCAACAACTGATCCTGGTAGTCCATGGTGGCGTGATCGATCAGGTTTAGAAAGTAAGCCAGGACTCTTAACATTCACTCTTGGAGAAGATTACGACCCTCGTAGGGATATAAGCATTATCCAAACTAAGCGCTAATCAGAAGTTTCTATTTTACTTTTCTTTTTTTGCTCGCGGTCTGCTTTGTAGGATTCAACGGCATTAGCACTAGACCTACTTCTCCACGCAAACCCACATTCGGTACAAGTTACAACTTTTGCACGAGTCCAGCGTCCACCTGGTGGAAGCGCTTCAATAGAAGTATTTAACTTGCTAGGGCGGGCAGTGCAATAAGGACAATTAGGTGGGCGATTACGTTTGCGTTCCTCACCGTTGTAGGCGACAGACAGAGCCCTACGCAGTTCAATTTCATCTTTGCCTCCCCAGATACCCCAAATTTCTCTGTGCTCTAGAGCCCACTGTAGGCAGTTCTTTCGAGCAGGACACGAGAAGCACAGGTTCTTTGCTTCATTTTTTTCTGCAGAATCCTTTGAGTAGAACCATTGTATATACTTTTTATTGGCAGGATCAGCGCATTTTGCTGATTTTTGCCAATTTAAGTTATCTGCTGGTTTCCACATAGAAGTTAATTCTATTAGAAATCCTCAATTGTCCCTTTAGTAACACGCCAAAACTTATTTAAAATTCAACTATTGTCACGGGGTTAATTTTTTCTATAAAATCACCATAAGAAGTGTACCCAGAATCATCGCATAAATTTATCTCGTTGTCTTCTTCCATAAAACCAGCCCAGTTATGTGAGACTACAGACTTCTCGAGGAGTTTAAATCCATCACCTAGAGAGTCAGCAATCCCGTCTCTTTGAAGGGTAGAAGCCAAAGCCCTTCTAACAATTTCATTATCTAAAGATACATGGTCTATTGTATAAAAAATTTTTCTATCTTCTAGGGTTTCGTATCCCAACCCGTCCCATTCTTCCCAGAGAGACTCCCCTGCTCTACTGTCTTTCACTAATACTCTTCTTCGTCAAAATCTTCAAGAGCAAACTCAAAAACATTTTCTTTTTCTGACTCGGCATTGAAGTATACGTCAGATGGGCACATCATCTCAAAAATACCTGAGACCGTTATTGCTCCACACATGCAGCAAATTTCAACTGATTCAGTATTAATTTTTTCAGGGACGTCTACACCGACAAGTTTCATTAGAACCCTGCCTTCTTCATCCATACTTTCAGGTTCCCAGCGTGTATGGTCCTCTAGAAAACAGATTTCACACAAGGCCATAGGTCTAGGTGCTTGCTTTGCAGACATGTAGAACCAACTCCTCCGTGAAGATGACTACAGTCTATCTGAAAATATAGATATCTATGAGTCTATAAACGGCAAGTATGTAGGAGTTTCTAAAAGAATATTTCTTTCCTTACGGATGTCTACTAAATCTTTAGGGCTTAAGCCTCCCCAGACTCCAAACTTTTCATGTCTAATTCCCCATTCAGCACAGTCTTCTATATGAGAGCAGTTACCACACAATCTGCGAGCAGCCTGAACGTTGGATACGTTACTATCCATCTCTGAGGGGTCATCTAAATCTGATGTGTAGAACAGTTCTCCGCCAACTTCTCTACAAAGTGGTTGTTCAAAAGTCCAGGGCTTTTTTAGCGGCGAAATGTTTTTAAACAAAAACGTATCTCTCTGTTTGAAGTTGTTAGGACTTTTCTACACTACCAACTTCAAAACCGCAACCTGCATACCCTGCAATATCAATCCAAGTGTCTGGTTGAAACCCTGACTTAGACGCATAGCGAGCAACCTTTAGACCCACCATCATCATTGCAACATCTTCTGGAGTTATTTCTTTACCAACAATCACTGACCAAATTTTTGAAATACGGGTGAAGTTTTCTTCAGGGCCTCCGTACTGAACATCACGGTCGCCAGCAATAATTTTTGCTGCTTCTCTAAGTGCTTCAACACGGGGAAGAGTAGTCTCTTCACGTGGCTCTACTGGTTCTGTTGGTTGATCAGACATTTCTACCCCTTACAATTACTTCTGCTTCGTATGGATTTCCATCAAGCATATCTATATTTTCTCGAACGTCTAGTTCATAATTAAATTTTTTACTTACATCTTCTAGATTAACTTCAAAGAACTCAGATATTCTGTATTCGGCATTAGAAAGAATTTCTTCATAACTTTCTCCGTACACAGTAAATCTAAATATAGAACTTACGGTCACAATACAGCAACCAATTTTTCTAGGTTGTGCGGAGAATAGTGAGACCCATCAAGTACTGGCTCTTTACCATCAGAAGTTTTAATAATTATGTCACCGTAGCGAACTCCAACAATTCGACCTCGTCTACCGTTGTGTATCTGACCTAACTCATCTTCAAACGCGTCAAATTTAACTCGTACTTCGTCCCCAACACGTAAGAATCCAGGTCGAGCATCTTCCCAAATCTCATTACCAGAGTTATCGATAAGAGCATTACTCTGAGCCAACTTACTAAATAGTTCTAAAATCTTTGCATCTGCTTGATTTGAATGATCTAAGGTCTTCCAAAATTCAAGAAGTTTTACGATAGATATACCAGTCTCAGGGGATACCTTAGCCTGTTCAAGTTGGGACTTAGCCCAATCCATGTCTAATTTCTTCACAAAACCACGTCCAATCTAAATTAATCTTACAATACTAATCTTCAAATACGGCTGATAAAACTCGTTCTATAGATTCATCAAAACTACTAATTACTTTTATATAACTATTCTTTTGTTCAACAGCCA